AGCAACGCTTCAACGAGTGCAAGCAATGCAAGCACAAGCGAGACCAACGCAGCGGCCAGTGCATCAACTGCTACTACTCAAGCGACTAATGCCGCCACAAGCGCATCAAATGCAAGTACCAGTGCCACTAACGCAGCTTCATCAGCATCTGCTGCTAGTACATCTGCAACAAACTCAGCGGCATCTGCAACCAGTGCTGCTAACAGCTTTGACCTGTTTGACGATAGGTTCTTGGGAGCTAAAGCATCTGACCCAACACTAGACAATGACGGCAACGCTCTAGTGGAAGGTGCTTTGTATTTCAACAGCACTACGGACACTTCAAAGGTTTATAACGGCACTGCTTGGCAGAATGTTGCTCCGGTAGCCACAACGATTGACCTGGCGACTCAGGTTACGGGTACTCTTGCTTATACTAACGGCGGTACAGGCTTGACTACGCTCGGAACGGCTGGTCAGGCTTTGATTGTTAATTCGGGGGCTACGGCGCTGGAGTACGGTAGCGCAGGCGTATCAACAGGCAAGGCCATTGCGATGGCGATGATTTTCGGCTTTTAAGGAGCAACTGAAATGGCTAACCCCAACATAGTTAACGTCACAACGATACTGGGCAACACCAGTACCAACTTAATCAGCTCAACGGCTGACCCGTTTGCAACTGCGCTGGCAAGCAACGCTGCCTCAAGTGGCAAGGTCTACAAGATCAACTCCATTGTGGCGGCTAACGTCGATGGCTCCTCTGCCTGCGACATCACGATCAAGATATTCTCTGCTGCGGCGCTGGGCGGGACGGGCACTGCAATTGCCTCGACGATCTCTGTCCCTGCTGATGCAACGCTGATTATCACTGACAAGACCACGACATTCTATCTCTTAGAAGACAAGTCGATTGGTGCTACGGCCAGCGCAGCGAATGATGTCGTTGTGACAGTATCATGGGAAGAAATTACGTAAGGGGTGTCCCATGTCTTTACGCCGACCCAATGGCTTTATCTCTGCGGGCTATAATCCGCTGAAGACTCCTAACGCGCCTACGATTGGTACGGCTACGAGTGCTGGGCCTACTGCTGCGTCTGTAACCTTTACTGCGCCTGCTAACGTGGGCGGGTCTGCTATTACGGGTTATGTGGCTACAGCGAGAAAGACGTCAGACGGCACGACCATTAGCGGCACAGGTGCCTCCTCTCCGGTTACTATTTCTGGCCTAACTGTTAGTGTTGCCTACACGGTCACGGTGGCGGCTGTTAACTCGTTTGGTCTGGGTGTGTCCAGCGCGGCGAGTAACTCGGTAACGCCGATGGAAATGCAGTTGTGGAGTTGGGGGCGTGGCAACAGTGGTCAGCTTGGCCTTGGAGACGCTTTATACAAATCAAGCCCTGTGCAAGTAGGCGCGTTAACTACATGGTCTCAAATAGCTCTTGGCAACAGTGCTGCTCTTGCTGTTAAAACCGACGGTACCCTATGGAGTTGGGGCTTTAACAATAAGGGTCAACTTGGTCTTGGTGATGTTGTAGCCCGATCAAGTCCTGTTCAAGTGGGGGCACTAACTGCGTGGTATCAAGTAGCTGGGGGCTTTCGCCACTCAGTTGCCACTAAAACTGACGGAACTTTGTGGAGTTGGGGCTATAACACCCAAGGTCAGCTTGGTCTGGGAGATACCGTAGATAGATCAAGTCCGGTACAAATAGGAGCGTTAACTACATGGTATAAAGTAGCTGCTGGTAGCAACTTCACCATTGCCCTTAAAACCGACGGCACTATGTGGAGCTGGGGTTATAACTATCGTGGCGGCCTTGGTCTTAATGATAATGCGTATCGCTCCAGCCCTGTGCAAGTTGGTTTGTTGACTACGTGGTATGAAGTGGCTGCTGGCTACACCTTTACTCTAGCTGTTAAAACTAACGGCACGTTATGGGGCTGGGGGCGTAACTCCCGTGGTAATCTTGGCCTTGGAGACACTGTTGATCGTTCTAGCCCAGTGCAAGTCGGCGCTTTGACTACTTGGTATCAAATAGCTGGCGGTGAACTGGACACCCTTGCTACTAAAACAGACGGCACGTTGTGGAGTTGGGGATTTAACAACAGTGGTCAACTTGGTCTTGGGGACGTTGTTTATCGTTCCAGCCCAGTTCAAGTGGGTGCACTTACTACATGGTATAAAGTATCGGCTGGCCCGCGCCTTGCTCTTGTTACTAAAACCGACGGTACTCTATGGAGCTGGGGTTACAACGGCAACGGTGCGCTTGGCCTTAACGATACTGTTAGCCGATCCAGCCCTGTACAGGTTGGTTTGTTAACTACGTGGTTAGTGATACCAAAAATGCCAACGAGCAACTCCTCACTCGCCATCAAAGGATAACCATGAACATCAACCAATCAGGCTTGAGGTGCTAAATGCCGTCGTATAGTGGAGTATGGACGCTACAAGCTCAGATGCAGGCCGTGGCCGCTGGTACGTGGACTGGGCTGCCGCAGTTGTTTGCGTGGGGCTATAACGGAAATGGGAATCTAGGTCTTGGCGACACTGCTAATCGTTCCAGTCCAGTACAGGTTGGGGTTTTAGCTAATTGGTCGCAAATAGCTGTTGGCAACACTTTCACTCTCGCTACTAAAACTGACGGCACGTTGTGGAGTTGGGGTGCTAACTACTATGGTCGGCTTGGCCTCAACGACACCATAATGCGCTCTAGCCCAGTTCAAATTGGCGCACTAACTTCGTGGTATCAGATAGCTGCTGGAGGGGGCCACTCTATTTCTATTAAAACTGATGGAAGTTTGTGGAGCTGGGGTTATAACAATAAGGGTCAGCTTGGCATTGGGAATATTATAAGCCGATCAAGTCCGGTACAGGTTGGTGCGCTAACAACTTGGTATCAAATAGCTGGCGGTGACGCTTTCACTCTCGCTACTAAAACTGACGGCACTCTTTGGAGCTGGGGTCGTAACTCATATGGTCAGTTAGGTCTTGGAGATGTTGTTTACCGATCCAGCCCTGTACAGGTTGGTTTGTTAACTACGTGGTCTAAAATAGCCGCTGGGAATAATAATAGCGTAGCTATTAAAACTGATGGCACCTTATGGAGTTGGGGGAATGGTGGCTCTGGCCGATCGGGTCTTGGCGACATCATATCCCGTTCAAGCCCAGTACAAATAGGAGCGTTGACAACGTGGTATCAAGTGGCTGCCGGTGGTAGCCACATTGTTGCCACTAAAACTGACGGTGCGTTATGGGGTTGGGGACAAAACACCTCTGGTCAACTTGGCCTTGGCGATGCTGCCAACCGTTCCAGTCCAGTTCAAATAGGCGCACTTACTACTTGGTATCAACTAGCTGGGGGAAGCTACTTCACCCTTGCGACTAAAACCGACGGTACTCTTTGGAGTTGGGGGGGTAATAATTATGGTCGGCTTGGTCTTGGAGATACAGTGAATCGCTCCAGCCCAGTTCAAGTTGGTGCGCTAACTAGTTGGTCGCAACTACCAAAAATGTCATTAAGTGGTTTCTCATTTGCTTTAAAAACATAACAGGATAACAATGAACAAACACCTACACTTCCTCTCAGGCGTACCGCGTTCCGGCTCAACGGTCTTAGCGGCTATCCTGAATCAGAACCCGATGACGCACGTCTCTACCACCTCGGCTCTGGGTGCAGCTCTGGACGGTCTGGCTACGGCTTGGCACCGTGACAACCTCCTAGTCAACAACGACCCCGAAAGAAAGAAACTCGCACACACCATGCGCGGAGTGATTGACGCTTTCTACGAAGATGTCCCCAAGCCGGTAATCATCGACAAGGCACGTAACTGGCCGATTCCCGTGATTATGCAGGCGATGGGTCAGGTGCTGGGTCACAAGCCCAAGATCATTGCCACAGTGCGTTCTATCCCTGACTGCATGGCCTCCTTTGTCCGGGTAGCCAAGCCTGAGAACCTTGATGACTTCCTCGTTAACAGCTCGCTGACCAACCACCTGAAAGGCTCCTACCAGACACTCCAACAAGGCTACGCTTACGATGCTGAGTCGTTCCTGTTTGTGGAGTACGAAGACCTGCTGGCCGACCCCAAAGCTCAGTTACAACGAATTCACGCATTCCTTGACCTGCCCGACTTTGACTACGACTACGCCAACATCGACGGCTCTACGGTCAAAGAGGATGACGAGAACCTGCACGGTTACTCAGGTTTACATGACATCAAGCCTGTCCTTGAAAAGCAGCACCAACAAAGCCCCAAGGACGTACTCAAGCACCACTACGCGCAGTTCTGTCAGCCTGAGTTCTGGCTGGATAGACCGCGTACTGTGCCGGATATTCACGACCTCGATCTGCAACTGGTGGCCTCAAGAATGGGCGACTTTGCAGAGGGCTGGAGACTGTGCCAGAAGCTGGAGAAGGACGAGCCTGATAACCACCGAGCCGCGTACAACCGTGGCTGGTATCTCTTACGTCAGGGCCAGATTCAGAAGGGCTATCAACTGCTGGATCGTGGTCGCATAGTAAACGTCTTTGGTAACGCCAAGCCTAACGTCCCGACTGTTGCGTGGGATGGCAAGAGCAAGGGCATTGTGATGCTGCACCTTGAAGGCGGCCTGGGCGATCAGATACACCAAGCCCGCTACGCTAAGTCCATTGCTGATCGTGGCTGTAAAGTCATCGTGTCCTGCTCTGGCGCACTGGCAAGTCTGTTTGTGGACGTTGAGGGTGTCTCTGCGGTAATCCAGCACGAAGCGTCGTTTGGCATCTACCATGACTTCTACGTCCAAGGGATGAGTGCTGTTGTGCCTCTGGGCCTTGAACTGAGCGATCTGTCGGGCAAGCCGTACATCACGAAGCCTAAGACCATCAAAGCCCGCAGGAAGCGCATAGGGCTGCGCTGGCAGGGTCAGTCAGCCTTTGAGCACGACCACAACAAGAAGTTTCCCTATGAGCTGCTGTTCGATGCGGTCAAGGATGCAGATGCTGAGTTCATCTCCCTGCAACGTGATGAGGGTGCAGACTCGTGTCCGTCTTGGGTGAAGCAGGTTCCATTGGATTCATGGGAAGATACCCGTGCTGCGGCGGCCTCTTGTGACTTGGTGATCTCTTCTTGCACGTCGGTGAGTCACTTGGCTGCTGCGATGGGCGTGGAGACTTGGGTTGTGACTCCGGTGATGCCGTACTTTCTGTATGCACTAGAAGGTGATACTTGTCCTTATTACGATACAATGCGCCTGATGCGTCAGGAAGTATTCGGTGACTGGACTGCCAGCTTTGAGAAGATCAGAGAGCGTCTGGGTGAGAAACAAGCCTTGAGGAGAGTCAAGTGAGTCAAAAGTATCCCGGCGGCATAATCAGTAAAACAGCTCCTGTCACTGTCGGCCCTGTCGATGGTGAGGGCGGCTCTGCGCCGGGTATCTGGACTCTGACTCAGGCGCTGGAATTGAATAAGCAGAACCTGTGGCCGAAGCCTGTAATTCAAGGTGAGTTGTATAGTTGGGGGCGTAACACCTATGGCCGACTTGGTTTGAACGACACAATTAACCGCTCAAGCCCTGTACAAATAGGAGCGTTAAGCGCGTGGTCTAAAATTGCAAGTGGAACCACCTTTAGTCTTGCTATTAAAACCGACGGCACCTTATGGAGTTGGGGACTGAGCAGTTCTGGCGAACTCGGCCTTAATGACACCGCAAATCGTTCCAGTCCGGTACAAATCGGCGCACTTACTGAGTGGTCTCAAATTGCAGGAGGCTTCTCCCACACTCTTGCCATTAAAACCAATGGCACATTATGGAGCTGGGGTGGAGGCGGCTCTGGCGCACTTGGCCTCAACGACACTGCTAGTCGATCAAGCCCTGTGCAAGTTGGAGCACTAACTGCGTGGTCTCAGATTGCAACTGGAAGCAACTTTAACCTTTCTGTTAAAACAGACGGTACTCTTTGGAGCTGGGGATATAACGCTAGTGGTCAACTTGGGCTTAACGACATAGCTAACCGATCTAGTCCAGTACAGATCGGAGCGTTAACAGCGTGGTCTAAAGTTGCGGCGGGGCAATACCAAAGTCTTGCTCTAAAAACAGACGGCACGTTGTGGGGTTGGGGGCGTAACACTTATGGTCGGCTTGGCCTTAATGACACAGCGAACCGCTCCAGTCCAGTTCAAATAGGTGCTTTAACAACTTGGTCTAAAATTGCAAGCGGAACTACTTTTAGCCTCGCTATTAAAACTGATGGTACCTTATGGAGTTGGGGGTCTGACAGCAACGGTCAGCTTGGCCTCGACAACGCAGCCAATCGCTCTAGTCCTGTACAAATAGGAGCTTTAACTACATGGTCTCAGGTTGCGGCTGGAAGTGCCTTTAGCCTTGCTCTTAAAACTGACGGTACTTTGTGGTGCTGGGGGTATAACACCTATGGTCGGCTGGGCCTTAATGACACTATTAGTCGTTCCAGCCCAGTACAAATAGGAGCGTTGACAACGTGGTCGAAGCTACCAAAAATGCCAATGAGCACTTCATCCTTAGCTCTTAAATCTTAATCAGGAGATACACAATGTTCTTTGTAAAAATAGTAAACGACGAAGTAACCCAGTGCTGGGACACTCAGCCTCCTAAAGGCGAGTCAGGCTGGAAGTCAGCCATCGAAGTGCGCCCTGCTGTGACACCTAACCGTCAGCAGTACACCGGCCACAGCTTTGACATCACCAAAGACCCCGTTGAGATCGTCTGGGGTGTGGCTGACATCACTGCCGAAGACCGTAAAGGCGGACTGCGCTCACAAGCTGCGGCTGAGTTCCAGCAAGTGGTACAGGCCGAGACCAAGAAGCAGACCGACGAGTTCCCCACTACGCAGTATGACGCTGCCGTAGTTGACGCAGCCCGTATTGTCTTTGAGACTAAGGTCACTGCAATCAACGCAGCTACTACTCACGACGAGCTTGATAAGCTGTGAGACTGAACTACTCGTATGACATGACGCCATCCAAAGCCTACATAATCCGTGTTGTGGGTAACGCTGCCTCTGAAGAGAAAGCCAAGCGGTGTGCAGTGTCATGCGAAAAAGTAGGCCAGCCCTACGAGTTCTGGGACGCCTATGATGGTTTAGCAGACGAGATCAAAGCACCTGCTCACCACAATGCGGTTATGGATTGTATCAAGGTCACAGATCACTACCTGACCCGTGGCGAAGTAGCGTGTGCGCTATCCCACATAAGTCTCTGGGCAAAGTGCGTACTTGAAGACAAGCCCTTGGTAATTCTGGAGCATGACTCGTTGATGTTGCAGCCCTACACGCAACACGCTGTGTTCAACTCGATCTGTTATCTAGGCTCGCACGAGCAGGTCAAACTTAACTGGCAGGTGTCTGCTACGCCACCACACGCTACTGAGGGTGAGAACTACCACTTCCTGTGCCGTGCTCATGCGTATGCAATTGACCCGGCTGTCGCTAAGAATCTGCTGTCCTATGTTATCAAGATGGGCATCTGTACATCCTTAGATATGCTGGTTCGTGCTGACCTGTTCCCTATTCACCAGATGGGTGTCTACGCTTATAATGTGTTTGAGAGCCGAGAAGAAACTACCATCAAAGGCAGGGCGTTAGAGGGCAGGGCGACTAAACGAAACGATGGGCTGGTGGTATGAAGATTCTGGTGATGGGATTACCTGGCAGTGGGAAAACAACCTTTGCTCGGTTCCTGGCTGAACAGTTTCGTTGTGTGCATTTTAACGCTGACGACATTCGTGAGAACATCAACAAAGATTTAGGCTTTAGCCCAGAAGACAGAATTGAGCAGGCTCGCAGAATGGGGCATCTGTGCAACATTGCTAGTCGCTGGGGGCAAAAGGTAATTGCGGACTTTGTGTGTCCGACCAAAGAGACTCGCCAGGCGTTTGCTCCAGACTTTGTAATCTGGATGAACACAATCAAAGAAGGCAGGTTTGAAGACACCAACAAGCTGTTTGTACAACCGGATTACGACTATCGCATTGATAACTTTGCTATTCCCATGCTGTACCATGCCAACGAGATACAAAAATTATGGAAATAAAAGAAGCAGAGTTACGCATAATCATCAGAGAAGAGATGAAGTCCGTCCTCAAGGAAGTCGGGCTGCACGACGATGATGCTGGCAACGATGTTCGTGATCTACGTTCTTTGATTACCGACTGGCGTGGCATCAAGAAAACAATCTTTCAGACTGTTGCTCGATGGGGAACTCTCATCGTACTGGGCCTTATGACTCTCGGCACCTGGAACAAGTTTAACGGAGGTGGTGGTGATTGACCCCGTCTCAGCCTTAGCCATAGCGACCTCTGCGTACAAGGCGATCCGCAAGGGTATTGAGATGGGTAGGGAGCTTGAAGACATGGGTGGTCAGCTGGGAAGCTGGTTTGGAGCTGTGTCCGATATCAGGAATGCTGAGGAAGAAGCTAAAGACCCGCCACTGTTTAAAAAGCTAATCGCTAAAGGCAGTGTTGAACAGCAGGCACTCCAGGCGCTGTTTGCACGTAAGAAGATCGAGCAGCAGGAGAAGGAACTCAGAGAACTAATCGTATGGAGATGGAGTACTGAAGAGTACACAGCGATGATGCGTGATCGAGTCAAGATCAAAGATACTCGCGCAAGAGCACTCCAGGCTCAACGCAGAAAGATGCGAAACTTTATTATAAACACGCTGACCATTGTTGCTCTGCTGGGGCTAACAGGACTGCTAGTTGTTTTTGTGATCGGCATTATTACGAATCTGAGGTAACACATTATGATGGCATTAGTATCAACACTTTTAGGGTTTGCTAGTGGTGGATTGCCTAAGGTTTTGGATTATTTCCAGGATCGGGGCGATAAGCGTCATGAGCTACTTTTGATGGCTGCACAGCGTGAACAGGAGCTGGCAATGGCTAAGGAGGGCTTCGTTGCCCAAGCCAGAGTCGAGGAGATCAAGACCGAGCAGGTCGCTATGCAGACCCAGACGCAAGAACGTCTTGCTATGTACAAGCACGACATGAAGATCGGAGAAGGAGCCAGCACCTGGGTGATTAACCTCAGAGCCAGTGTGCGCCCAATCGTGACGTACATCTTTGTCGGCCTGCTGGTCGTTGTTGATGTTGCTGGAATCTGGTACGCCTACAGCACTGGTGTTCCATTTGCTGAAGCGATGGACATGACGTTCTCAGATGATGAGATGTCGATACTTTCGGCAATCATTGCATTCTGGTTTTCTTCCCAAGCGTTCAGTAAAAAGTGAAGATATCGGAAGCTGGCATCCAGCTTATTAAGTCTTTCGAGGGCTGTCATAGAAGCCCTTACCGGTGCCCTGCTGGGCTTTGGACGATAGGGTATGGTCATGTACTGTACCCAGACCAAGCGCGTCTCAAAACGCCTGAGAGAGCGTTATACGGCATAAAGGATGAGCACAACAGGATTTTTGAGTATGACGAAATTGATTCGCTGCTTGAAAAGGATTTGGAGAGATTTGAGGCTGGCGTACTTCGACTATGTCCTGCTTCTGTTGATAGCCAGTCTCAGTTTGACGCAACTGTCAGCTTTGCTTTCAACCTGGGGCTAGGCAACCTTCAGAGTAGTACCCTGAGAATGAAGTACAATAGGGGCGACATTGAGGGTGCGGCAGACGAGTTCCTGAAGTGGAATAAAGCTGGCGGGAAAATCCTTGCTGGACTAACCCGCCGACGAGTTGCTGAGAGGGCGCTATTCCTCTCTGACCACCCCAGGGTTAGTGATTGATATCTTGAACTCGCCAACTACCACCTTGCACAACTTGTATACCTCAACCTTACGGCATCCTGAGTTATGCACTAGGTAAGTAGCCTGCTTGATAGCGTCTGTTTCTGTTAATGCTGTTTGACACTCTTCCGAGCTTTTTATTAGATACATTTTTCGCACTCCATTTCGTAATA